ATTAGACGTAGAGAACACAGTCATTAAACGTAACGATAAGATGCACCTTGATCCATTTGAGCCAGAGAATACTTTGGTCATGGTAGGTATGCTGGATGATGCAGGTAACGAAACGATTGTTACCTTTGATCACTCAGAGCAACAGCCTACCACAGATGGGTTTCGTATAGTACAGGATACATTAAACGACACATCACTATTGATTGCCCACAATGCACCCCATGATTTGTTGTGGCTGTGGGAGTCAGGCTTCACCTATAATGGTGCTGTCTTTGATACCATGTTGGGTGAGTACATCCTTCAACGTGGTCAGAAGGAACCACTGAGCTTAGATGCTTGTGCTCAACGGTACGAGCTAGACACACAGAAACAGGACACACTAAAGGAGTACTTCAAGCAAGGTTATTCTACTCGTGATATACCCCATGACGAACTGTCTATGTACCTAAGTGCTGACCTTCATGCAACACAACAGTTGTACAGTAATATTAAAGATAGACTAGACAGAGCACCTACACTGTGGCCTACAGTACAACTTACCTTTGATCTCTGTGTATGCTTGGCACGTATCTATCAACGTGGCTTTGCTGTGGACCTTACAGTACTAGAGGAAGTACGTAAGAAGTTTGAAGACGAGAAGCAGGGTCTGATCAACAGCCTACAGGAACAGGTTGGCATCCTTATGGGTGACAGACCAATCAATCTCAACAGCCCAGAGCAACTGTCATGGGTTGTGTTTAGCCGTAAGCCATTCGACAAGCATGAGTGGGCTACAGAGTTTGGTGATCGTATGCCAGACACAGAGTTTCGTTCTCTGGTACGTAGTAACTCTGGTATCCTGTATAAACAGAAGGCAGTGCAGTGCAAGGGATGTGAAGGCACTGGTCAGATAAGAAAGACACGCAAAAATGGAACTCCTTTCACTAACACAACTAAGTGTAGTCCTTGTAACGGTGGCGGTTATTTGTTTTATGATAATACCAAGATAGTAGCTGGCCTACGTTTCTCTGCACCTAATGCAAAGTGGATCAGTGCCAATGGCTTTGGCACAGGAAAAGATAACTTAGAGTTCTTGGAACGCATTGCTGTATCCAAGGGACTGACTGAGGCAGCACGTTTCCTACAAGATGTACGTAGGTTATCTGCTGTTGACACATACCTATCCAGCTTCGTTGGTGGCATAGCTACCAATACAAAGAAGGATGGTAAGCTACACGTAAGACTGTTACAGCACCGAACATTTACTGGTAGACTATCTGGTGCTGATCCTAACATGCAGAACATGCCCCGTGGTGGTACGTTCCCCGTTAAGAAAGTCTTTGTGTCCCGTTGGGCAGGTGGTCAGGTTATGGAAGCTGACTTTGCTCAGTTGGAATTTCGTGTTGCCGCATACCTTAGCCAAGATACAGTAGCTATCAAAGAAGTCAGTGAAGGCTTTGATGTACACAGCTATACAGCTAAGGTTATATCTGATGCTGGTCAAAAGGTATCACGACAGGATGCTAAGGCCCACACCTTTGCACCCTTGTATGGGGCTAGTGGTTTTGGTAGGACACCTGCTGAAGCTGCCTACTACGAACAGTTTACTAAGAAATATAGTGGCATTGCTGCGTGGCATCAACGGCTGGCTAAGGAAGCATTGAACACAGGCAAGATCACTATACCATCTGGTAGGGAGTATTCATTCCCTGACGTAACACGGCGACAGTACGGTGGTGTTACATTCTTCACCCAGATAAAGAACTACCCTGTTCAGGGATTTGCAACTGCAGATATTGTGCCTATTGCACTACTACAGATTGATAAACTACTTGACAGGTTGCATAGCTGTGTAGTAAACAGTGTGCATGACAGCATTGTAATTGACATACATCCTGACGAACAGGAACAGGTCATTGCAATAATTAACAAGACGAATGATGTGCTCAAGTCATTAGTAGATTCACATTGGAATATAGACTTCAATGTACCCCTACTATTAGAGGCTAAGATTGGCCCTAATTGGCTTGACACAAAAGACGTTGCATGATATACCTACGGGTTCAATTAAATCAAATCAAAGGATAAACACACATGAATGATATAGTAACACTAGACGCAAGTACAAACTACGCAGTAATGGCTAAAGCAATGGGCATTGCAACTGAATCATCTGCGGTAGAAAGGAAGTCTAACTCTTTAGCCCGTCTTCGTATTCATCACACCCCATTGATGGGTCAGGCTGAAGTCAAAGGCAAGATGGTTAATATGGAAGTAGTTGCAGCAGGTACTTACAAACTGGAGATTCCAGATGGGCCTACCTACTATGCACCTAAAGCTATCATCAGACCATTCCTACAACGGTTTATGTACAAACGATTCATCAAGGGTCAAGGGGATCAACCTAACCGTTACGTCAAGTCTGTTATGGCTGACAACTTAAACATTGATCTTAAGGATAATGCAGGTACATTTAACTGCGGCAAAGCTGCTGGTTACATTGCCGACTTCAAGGCACTGCCTGAGAAGATGCAGGATTTAATCAAGCAGATCAAACGTGTTCGTGTTGTGCTTGGCACAGTAGAACTGATCGGTGCAACTGACGAGTTAGGTAATGCTGTTGACGTAGAATCTACACCTTTTATCTGGGAGATTGATAACCGTGATGCATTCAAGACAGTAGGTGAGGTGTTTGCACGATACACTAAACTGCGTCTGCTATTACCACACCACAAGATCAAATCTACTACAGAGGAACGTAAGCTACCTAACGGTGGGAGCTTCTTCTTACCTCTGACCACCCTTGATGTCACCACTACATTTGACATCAGTACAGAAGATCAGAATACCTTTGCTGATTTTATGGGCTGGGTTACTAACTACAACACCTACATTATGACTATGTGGAAACAAAATTCCACAAAAGATGATGATGATGATGTAGATGTTGACACGGTGAATGACTTCATCGACATTGATTCTGAGGTAGCATAATCACATGAATCATCCAGCCGAACTGGCACTGCACAAGTACCTGGCCGATGCGGTCAATGGTAAGTCAACTATATCAGAGGCTACCATTGAACGTATAGGTAAGGATGTTACTGACGCAGTACGCCGACAGTTTGGTAGTGGGTCTAAGAGAAAAGAGTTTGGCCTACGTATGTCTAACATAGGTAAGCCAACTTGCCAACTCTGGTTTGAAAAGAACAAGCCAGAGGAAGCTCTCCCCAAGCCAACTACCTTTATGTTTAACATGATGCTTGGGGATATTGTTGAGGCAGTATTCAAGGGTGCATTAACAGAAGCAGGGATAGCATTCGAGGAATGTCACGAGCCTGTGTCACTTAAACTAGATACAGGTACAGTCAAGGGAACATACGATCTTGTTATTGATGGTGCAGTAGATGACGTAAAGTCTGCATCGGATTGGTCATACAGGAATAAATTTGAATCATTTGACACACTACACAAGGGGGATTCATTCGGCTACGTAGGTCAACTTGCTGGTTATGCTAAGGCATCAGGTAAGAAGGCAGGTGGCTGGTGGGTTGTTAATAAAGCCAATGGTGCATTTAAATATGTACCAGCCAACAACATCAACATGGATGAGGAAGTAGCCAAACTAAATTCTACTGCCCTAACTGTTGAAGCTAACGAGTTCAAACGGTGCTTCAAGCCAGAAATTGAAACCTTTAGAGGTCATCCAACTGGCAACACCGTACTGAACAATGGTTGTATATTCTGTGATTTCAGGTATAGTTGTTGGCCCAATATGGTGGAACGTCCATCTATTCCATCACAAGCTAAAGAGCCTAAGATAGTATCTTACATCACAATTTCGAGGGAGCATATGTAGTGTTATGAATGGTAAACAATACAAAGCAGCACGTAGACTAGGGTATAGGAGTGGGCTTGAAGTTAGGCTGGCAAAGTATCTCACTGAACTTAAGCAGTCATACTTGTATGAGAAGATTAAGATTGAGTGGGAAGACCTGACCTACCGTACCTATACCCCTGACTTTGTATTGTCTAATGGGATTATAATCGAATCTAAGGGGTTGTTTACGGCAGTAGATAGGCGTAAACATATTGAAATCCATAAACAACACCCTACATTAGATGTACGTTTTGTATTCTACAATAGTAAAACTAAAATAACTAAGACATCAAAGACTACGTATGCTATGTGGTGTGACAAGAATGACTTCGACTATTACGACAGGATCGTACCCCTCGATTGGCTAAAAGAAAAGGGCAAACAAAACTACCCACCCCTGATTCTTTTTCCACTCAATAAATTTAAAAGGAAATGACCTTGAAAAAAGAAATAAAAAATATGGTAGGGTTTGATAAAAACGACATCTTAATTAAACTATCCCCCCGTATTAACGACAGCAATAAATGGGATGGCACTATGTCCCTTTCTGTTATATCGTCACAAGATAATGACCTTGACAAAAAGGACAATGATGCACTACAGTACTTAGCAACACTACTATGTTCTACTGTTCCTTTTATGGAAGACGATGAAGATTTTAGGGATGCATTAGTTGAGTACGCCGATGACTTAAATGAAAAAGAAATTGAAGATACATTAGCATTAAAATATGATGGTAACATAGTACACGTTGACTTTAAAAATAAACACTAAGGAGTAACACAAATGAATGATGCAGTTAATAATCCACCACACTATAACCAAACTGGTATTGAATGCATTGATGCTATTCGTGCTGCTACTGGGGGTGGTTTTGAATACTACTTACAGGGTAACATTACAAAGTATCTATGGAGATACCGTTACAAAAATGGTATTGAGGATTTAAAGAAAGCCCGTTGGTATCTTAACTTGTTGATTGAGGAAACAAATAAAGATGATAGTTAAAGTTATGCTTAAATTACACTTAGACGAAGATGACTATCCTATTCCCGTGGATGGTAGGGTTGATATGGAAATCAAGGAAGCCCTAAGTGAATTTGTGTACGACATTGACGGTATGACTATCAGAAACATTAACATTGTAACAGAGGATTAAGTTAAATGAATAACTACCTGCCTACAGACTACCAATCCTTCATTGCTACCTCACGGTATGCACGTTGGCTTGACACAGAGAACCGCCGTGAGAACTGGGGTGAGACTGTTCAACGTTTTATTGACAATGTTATTCATGGTAAGGTTGATCCACGTACAGAGGATGACATTCGTAGTGCTATCCTTAACCTTGAGGTGATGCCTTCCATGCGTAGCATTATGACTGCTGGCCCTGCACTGCTACGTGACAATACTGCAGGGTATAACTGTGCATACATGCCAGTAGATGATACAAAATCATTTGATGAGGCCATGTTTATCCTGCTGTGTGGTACGGGTGTAGGCTTTTCAGTTGAACGTCAGTACATCAACAAGCTCCCAGAAATACCAGAGTTGTTGTTTGTCAGTGATGATGTGATCACAGTACATGACAGCAAAGAGGGCTGGGCTAAGGCACTACGTAAACTAATTGCCCTACTGTATGCTGGTGAGATACCAACATGGGATGTATCAAAGGTACGTCCTGCTGGTGCTAAACTTAAAACGTTTGGTGGTAGGGCATCAGGCCCAGCACCACTAGTAGAACTATTTAAGTATACCATAGCTAAGTTCAATGATGCTAAAGGACGTAGGCTATCAAGCATTGAGGTGCATGACATCATGTGTAAAATCGGTGAGGTTGTTGTTGTCGGTGGTGTACGCCGTTCAGCCATGATCTCTCTCTCAAATCTTTCTGATGATAGGATGCGTAATGCTAAATCTGGTATGTGGTGGGAACACCAAGGGCAACGTGCTCTGGCTAATAATTCTGTTGCTTATACTGAACAGCCTGATATGGAAACTTTCATGCGGGAATGGCTATCTCTTGTTGAGTCTAAGTCTGGTGAACGTGGTATATTTTCTCGCCCTGCATCACGTAAGCAAGCAGCCAAGAGTGGTAGACGAGATACTGGATTTGAGTTCGGAACCAACCCTTGTTCGGAGATAATTTTACGTCCCTACCAATTTTGTAACTTATCGGAGTGTGTAGTACGTGCTACTGATACTATTGATGACCTTAAAAGAAAAGTACGTCTGGCTACTATCATTGGTACTATTCAATCGACACTAACTAACTTTCCTTACTTACGTAAGGTATGGACTAAGAATACAGAGGAAGAACGTCTTCTTGGTGTGAGCCTAACAGGTATTTTAGATAATAAACTACTACGTCCTGACAATGCTGGTCTAATTAAGACACTTGAATATCTTAAGCAGGTGTCTGTAGCTACGAATGTTGAGTGGGCTGACAAGCTAGGCATCCCACATTCAACTGCAACCACGACAGTTAAGCCTAGTGGTACGGTCAGCCAACTGTGTGACAGTGCCAGTGGCATCCATGCCCGTCACTCACAGCACTACGTACGTACTGTACGGGGTGATAACAAAGACCCACTGACACAGTTTATGGTAGATCAAGGCATACCATCTGAGCCTTGTGTAATGAAGCCTGACAGCACTACAGTGTTTAGCTTCCCACAGAAGTCACCAGAGGGTGCTGTCACTCGTAACGATATGTCTGCTATTGAACAACTTGACTTCATCCTGACATACCAACGTCACTGGACTGAACATAAGGTTAGTTGTACAGTCACAGTCAAGGATAGTGAATGGATGGAAGTTGGTGCCTATGTATACAAACACTTTGACGAGATGTCAGGTGTGTCTTTCTTACCCCACTCTGATCACAGCTACCAACAGGCACCCTATCAAGATTGCACTAGACACGAGTACGATATGCTGCTATCAGTAATGCCAGAACGTATTGATTGGGCAAGGCTCTCTGAATACGAAACGGAAGATACGTCTAAGGGTACTAGCACCTTTGCTTGCAGTGGTAGCACCTGCGAAATTGTAGACTTGACATAGGAAACACAATGATAAAAAGACAATTCAGTAAAGAACTATACGATGCACATGATACCTCTGCTAAGAATGCATTGATTGCTATACTAGAAGCAGACGGACACATCATCACAAACGTAGAGGAAAACTTCTATGCTGATGTAGAGTCTACTAAGAATGGTGTTACGTACTACAACGAAGCAGAAGTTAAAAGGGCTTGGACAGGTGATTGGCCCCCCGATTGGAAAGAAGTACGTATACCACAACGTAAGTCACGACTACTAAAAAAGTATAATGGCAACGTAAACTTCTATGTATTTAGAAATGACTTAGCACAGTGCTGGCACATTAAGGGAGAACAACTTACGGAAGAATCATTAGCTACAGCTAGGGGCCGTTACATCGTACAGGGTGAACAGTTCTTTCACATACCATATAAAGAAGCCAAACTAATTGACCGCCAAAAGGAGAAAGTATAGTGAAAATAACTATTGATGAAACTGATTATGAAGTTAACATGGAAGACGAAACACAGTCTAATATTGTTGGTATTCTTAATAAAGGAGCACAGTCATTAACTCTACTGGATCACATAACACAATGTGTTAAGGCAATTCAAAAAATTAAAACAAAAGAATTAACACTCATGCTGAAGGAATCTGATAATGCAAAAGTCACTGTCACGTAATGAACGAGGTCTTGGAAAATATGATGCCCCACTG